ACGAATCCGTTATCAAGAACCTTTACTTCTTTCATCGCATCCTCCATTGTGAAAACCGTGCATGGGCAACAAGACCACTACACGAACACTCGTCAATTAACTTCTGAACTTCCTGTGGTGTGCGTCCTGCAAGCACCATGTCGTTAATGTCTTTCTCGTCTACGCTGTCAGACCACACGCATACGGTGTACCCTGCGGAGATGGCTTCTTGCACTTTGGAGACAATCTCCGTGTTGCGAGGCTCATTATCGTATACAATGACGCAATCACTAAACAGTTTAGTAGCGTGGGCGAGTTCGCAACCTGCCAAAGCAATACTATTATCCAAAAATACAGAATCAATCGGACCTTCAACTGCATAGACTCTCCTAGAGTAGTCCAAACGATCTTCGCCGTAAATGGCTCTGCCGTCTTTGCAGAACTTCACGGTGATGTATCGAATGGCATTCTTGGAACCACTTAGGCTGCGTCCTTGCGCTGCTACGAGATCCCCTGCTTTGTTCACGAACGGTATAACGATACGCTCGTCATTCGGAACGGTAAGATATGTAGGGTCGATGGATCTAACCCAATCACCAAAACTATTTGAAAAATAGAAACGGTCAAGGTGTGGAACCTTGCGGGACTCCAAATATTTGTGTGCAGGATGATCGGTGAGAAGCGATGCAATTTTTGGCAGACGGATATCCGCTTTTGGCAGGGCAAGAATTTGCTCGTCAGGCTTTACATAATTACTTTTTCCGTTCTCGCCGTTGCGCCACCGCTCAAGCGCGTACTCGTGTGCAAGAGCAGGAGCCACGAACTGCAAGAACCGATACATGGAGTGTCCAATACCACAGTTGTGGCATTTAAAAAAATAGTCGTTCTTCTTGGGAAAGAAAAAACCACGAGCCTTTGTCTTGTTGCGTTGTGAGTCTCCGCAAAGAGGACATCGGCAGTTCGCTAGTTCCGCACTCTTCCACTTGAACCGCTGTAGTTGCGGCGACACCATATTGATATATTTTTTGTCGATGTAGGCAGACATCACACACTCCAATCAGAGGTATCACGCTTAGTATCAAACTTACTCTTTAAGTCCTTGCCGTAACCACTTCCGAAGCCGTCTGTTTCCTTCTTGTTGATGTTTGCGTCCATTAAGTCTTCCGACTCGCTGCTGTCCACATCAAAGAACTTCATCTTGGAGTAGTTCAAACCCACAATAAACTTTTTGTTTGCTGCCTTCGTATTGTATCGGTTCTTTAACTGCTTCACCAAAATGTGTCCCGACTTTTCCAATTCATCGGTGGTGATCAGGGCAATCATCAAGTCTGCTGTTGCAGGAAGTCCAAACGATTCCGCAGTATCGGTCAAGTCCACATCGGTGGACGAGAAGCCACCACGATTAGTCTGTGTGGCAGAGATAATAGGAACATCCCGTTCCATCGCCAAGCCACGCAACTCTTCGGCAATAGCCTTGATGTATCCGTATGAATTAATTGTGCCACCGCTCTTGAAGCGGGAAGACGAGCAGATATTAATATAGTCAATGAATATAATGTCGGGAACAAACTGCTTCTTCATTCGCAACTCGTCCAACAGAATGCGAAAGTGATTTGCATTCGCAGACGATGTGGGATACTCTTTAACAATGAGTTTACCGCTGACTCCCCGTGTGTGCGCTTGCAACCTCTTCTTGTACATTTCCAAAGACAAGTCAGTCATGTCTTCCATTGAAATATCCATGATGTTTGCGTCAATGCGTTCAGCAATTCGCTCTTCTGCCATCTCAAGAGTAATGTACAGCACATTCTTGTTCTGCATGAGACAAGCCGCAGCGTGATGGCACATGAACGCACTCTTACCTACACCCGTTCCTGCCATAAAAATATTCAAGGTCTTGGAGCAGATGCCACCCTTGGTAATGGTGTTGAACATCTCCAAGTCAAACGGAATACGCTTCTCTACCCTGTGATAGAACTCGTATCGTTCTTCGTAGTCCTCAAGAAAGTCGTGACCCACATCGGTATCAAAGGAAACAGCAAGTGCCTTTGATAGAATTTCGGGAAGAGCCAAGGGGGTGCGTGTCTTGTCTTTGCCGTCAATAATTTGAATTGACTCAAGAATAGCATTGTAGATAGCCTTGTCTTGACAGAACTTCTCGGTGGTTTTCACCAACCAATCAGTATCCTGTTTTGTAGACTTGCACATCTCTCCAACAAGAGTCTTGCATCGTGAGAATTCGTCCTCACTAATACTCTTGTCTCCCTCAATGGAAATCAGCAGGGCTTCTTTGCTTGGAACCCCCTTGTACTCTTCCACAAACTTCTGAACAGAACGAAAAACCGTCTTGTCTACCCGATCAATAAAGTATTCCTCTTGCAAGAATGGAATAGTCTTCTTGCAGAATTCAGAATCATTAAGCAGTCCCGATAGGATCGTTCGTTCCGTCTGACTCATATCACTCCTCGTCTGTTGTGACTTCAGGCTTCTCGTCTGTTCCGTAGCAGAACTCCTTCTTCACGGCAACTTCAATTGCTGCAAGCACATCGGGAGTGTAGTACTTCTCAGGATCCCGATTAATCTGTGACTCGAAAGCCGTCTTGCCTGTGGGCAACTGAATCTTTGTGGACACCTTGGTGAAGATGCCGTACTTGATTGCCACATCCAATAGACCGTAGTACTTGTTGAGTCCTGTTTCAAAATTCAACTGTACATCAATCATCTTGTCCTGCTTCGTCATACGGCTCTTGTTGGTCTTGCAGTGAATAATATTGCCAACCACCTCGTTGTCAACCTTGTCCTTCTTCTTGGACAGGTAGATGATAGTCGATGCAGCGTACTTCAGACCGCTGCCACCGCCCATTTCCTTCATTGGAATATACGCACCCACAACATCGTAAGTGTGGTTTGTAAGAATGAGTGGAATACGAGCGTAGCCCAACTTGATGGTAAGCACACGGAAGGTAGCCTTGAGAACCTGTGCGCGAGTCATGTCACGGGTTCCCTTGCCTTCGGCGGTGTCGTTCATTTCCTTCTCTGTGGACAACATTCCCAAAGAGTCAAGCACAATCATCATGCGAGGACGAGACTTGCTGTCTGTCTCCAAATACTTGTCCACGGTGAGAACACATTGATGACGGAACTCTTCCACCGTGGCAACAGGCAGCACAGCCACCCGCGAACGATCAATTCCGCGAGAGTCAAGCATTTCACTAGTGATGGCTTGCTCCGTATCAAAATACAGCACCATTGCCGTGGGATCACTATCAAGAAATTCACGAACCACATTCAGCGCAAAGTAAGTCTTGCCTGTGGCTTGTTCACCCGCAAGAGCAATAATCTTGTTGTCGGGAATGCCACCGTAGATGGAACCACTCAGCAGAGCATTAAAAGAATACGATCCCGTGGAAATAAATCCCTTGACATCGCTGCCCTCCAATCCGTCTGCTGCAATGGTTGCGTACTTGTTGTTTGCCGCCTTCAAAATATCATTCAGTTTCATAATGTCTTAATGCCTTGTGTTGAGTGTCAATCAATTCCATCTCTGCCTCACAACTCCTAATTGTATCAAGAGGAGTGAGTTTGTCAACGATCATCTGCTTTACTTCATGTCGAAGCAGGTCTTTTCTTTTTTGGAGAAGACCTTTCAAATATTCGATGTTTAAGGTTTGCATCAGGTAGAGAGTTTCAGTCCTGAAGAGCCAGTGGACGGAACAACTAGTCCATTGAATGCACCATTAAATTCATTTGCAAGATCCGTGGCAGGATCAGCAGTGAACATTACATACGATGCAGGAACTGTAACCTTTGTATCCTTGACTGATGCCATCCACGGCACGACTGCAATATTTGTACCGCCGCCCTTGCTTGGCACAGGCACAACCATGCACGGATTCTTTAAAGTATACGACACAATCTTGTCGCCCTCAAAGTTCTCCGTAATCATTGCAATAATTTCTTCGCCAGTCAGCACCTTCACGATCTTTGTAGCCATAATGAATCCTTTTGTTAGGGGTTACTGTATGTAGGGACGGTATCAAGCAAACAGAGACTCAAGACTATTTCTTTCTTCAGGACTCCACCCCACCGCATTGGTGATTGTGCGTAGAGGCTCAAGGAAAGTCTTTTTGAATTGAGTATCGTAGTCAATGTATTTTTGAAGATCAAACTCTTTAGGCATGGTAACAGGAAATCCAATAACACCTTCGTGAATAGGATTGGGTGTCTTCAGATAGATGAACTTCATCTTCTCGCCCTCACCAATAAGCCGATACTTGCGACCAAGTTTTAATTGCTTGATCATGTTGTTGTGAAGCAGAGCAGCCTTAACAGCAATGGGTGTAGACTTCTTGTAAATAGTCAGGGAGTCAGAGTACTCGTCTATATTAGATACGCCACGGGGAGAAGCCACTTCTTCCACAGGCAGGGACTTGAACTCCTTCTCGGTCTTTACAACAAACTTTTGAAGAGTTACTTCATCGCCAACAAGAACCATTTCAATGGCAGTCTTTAGTGCCTTACGAACATACGCAGGGGTAGACGATCTAGCAGTCTCCATGCCCATGATCTTGAACTTCGGAGTCTTGTACCGAACACCCTCACTATCCCAAACTGAAAGCATATACCGCTTCTTGGCAGTCCACACGCCGCTCTCTGCAATAACTTCGCGTCCCATTGCCATCTTGTTCGCATACGCATTCATTACAGATGAAAGTTCGGCGAACTGCTTGTTGATGTACG